AATGATGCACAGCGAGCTAGTGACGGATATTCCCAAACTTGGTTTCCTCATATTTGGCGTGTCAAGTGCAAGCCACTAACAAACAGTGAAGAGTATTCTCAGATCTTGGATCAGAATGCCAAAGATCCGTTTGGTCTTGATCTTGGTGATCCGTTTAACGACGAGCCAACTAAGGGCAAGAAATTACGTGATACTATGATTAACATATCACGCACTTTGAACTTGGATGGATCGGAAACAGACACTCCTATGGATACGGCTATCAACGAAGAGATTGTTGATATGGCACGTACCTATGTGACTGGTCGATATTTCCAAACTCTCCAATTCTATATTGTTCCTGGTGACGAATTGGGCAATCAATACCCTTGGATTTTTGCTGGTGATGGCGTGCCACCAAATGGTTCAGAATCTGTGGCAAATGGCAATGTATTCCCAGATAGCCCTGCTAATGGGGATTATTTCCTACGTACTGATTATGATCCTAATGTTCTGTATCGATATACCGTACCCAACAGTACACGAGCGGTTACTGGTTCTTGGATAAGACAAGAGCTTGACTATCGTCAGCAGGATTGGAGTATGGCATCCCGCGTACTTCTGAGCTTCATAAATAACAACAAAACCACTACTTTGTCTAATGGTGATACGGTGATACAACGCCAGCCATTATCACAAGTTGTAAAACCACGAGCCGATTTCTAAAATGGACATTAGTCAAGCAGGCGTAAGCCTCACCGCACAATTCGAGGGTTTGGCACAAGTCAACCCTAATGATGGATTAGTTTACCCATATGCCGATCCAGTTGGATTGCCAACCATTGGTTATGGTAATCGTACTGACCTTAACGGTAACCGAGTAACGATGAATACTAGCCCAATCACTCAAGATCAAGCTATGCAATTACTTCAGAATGTATTGGAGCAATTCGTTACCGAAGTCAATAACATGGTCACCGTACAACTTACGCAAAATCAGTTCGATGCGTTGGTTGACTTTGCCTACAATGCTGGTGCTGCCAATCTACAAAGCTCAACTCTGTTGCGTTTGCTGAATGCTGGCAACTATGCTGGTGCTGCTGCCCAGTTTATTCGCTGGAACAAAGCGACCTCTAATGGTCAATTGATTGTATTGCCAGGGTTGACACGTCGCCGTAATGCTGAAGCTCAACTCTTTAACACACCAGATGCGGACTAATGGCTGAACCAACCACTATCGCTACTTACGAATTTTTCTACGACGCTCAAGTTCGTAGATATTTGTATCAGATCGTTCGTGCCTTTTCTGGTTTCCAATTTATGCCAGGGAATGGGATTCCACGTCTCGTTCCTTGTCATATGGCCAATCAAAATAGACAAGTAGGTCATATCTTACGCAACAATTCAGAAAATACTCTGATGACTTGTCCTATGATAACCGCGTTTATTAAAGGTATGACGCCAAACCGTGATCGCACCCAATCACCAACACACGTAAGTACCGTGGCGGTTAACGAACGCGCGATTGATCCAACAACTGGTTTGTACACCAATCAACTTGGTCGTCAATATACGGTCGAGCGTAGAATGCCACACCCCATTGATGCTACGATTCAGATTGATGTTTGGACTAGCAATGAAATGCAAAAGCATCAATTGTTTGAACAAATATATCCATTGTTCAATCCGGGCTTTGACATCCAAAGTTCTGAGAATCCATTGGATTGGTCTGCATTGACTACGATGATGCTGGAAGAATTTACTTGGAGTTCACGTGCTATTCCAATTGGCACTAGCGATGAAATTGACATTATGACATTTTCATTCAAATTGCCAATATGGATAAACCCACCTGCCTTGGTTAAGGAACAACATCTGATTCAACAGATTGTCACTAACCTTCATAGTGGTGCAAGTATTGACCCAAGGGCAGATCGGGATCACGCATCGGCTTTGCCTGATGTGGTTGGATACGAAGACGAGGCTACGTTAGTTGCTGCTCGTCCCATAGTAGGGCAAGTAGTTACGACTCCTGGTGATCATCAAATTTCAGTTGCGACCATTAATGATTCTGGTGATATGTATGTGCAAATAACATTGTTGGGTTCAGGCGGTAATGAAACTGATGATGATGGCAACATTTATGACTGGGCGTCATTGTTGAATCAATATGGGACATATTCGCCAACGTCTAGCACTTTGCGTTTGGCTCATACCTTGGAAGATGATAATACTTCATTGGACACTATCGGGACATTTTCTCTTGTTCCAAATCAACCCAATATGTTGATCTGGAACATCATACCTGATACGTTGCCTGGTAATACTTTACCAAATATCGATGGCGTTATTAATCCATTAGTAAGCGCTCCAGGACTTAATGGTATGCCTGCCGCTGTTAATGGGCAACGCTATATGCTACTTAACGACTTCACCACCAATAATACTGCGTGGGGTGGTGGTCCTAATAACTTTATCACCGCTAGTGAAAACGACATTATCCAATACGGACCATCAGGTTGGTCAGTTGCGTTCGATGCTTCAGCAGCAACGAGCATACAGTTTGTATTGAATACCCGTTCATTGAAGCAGATGAAATTTGATCCAATTGAGCATGGTTGGTTGATGGCTATTGATGGTAACTACAATGCTGGTTACTGGCGTTTAAAGATGTAAATTCACTTGACGCTATTCATATGGCGTACTATACTTCACGCATCTAATCAAATGAAAGGGTGCGTGAATGTCGATCGAAATTCAAAGCGGCGATTCGCCCGCTGAATCCCAATACGTATCAAAAACTGATGCTGAGGTCAACGACCTTGCAAAGCGGGGCTATCGTGGGGAACTTTTCTTCAGCTGGCAGCTTCGTGAACACGACATGCATTTGTTGCCTAGTGTATTCATGGTCATCAACTTCCTTGATGATGTTACCCGCAAGGAAATGATCCGTGATAAGATCTGTCACTTTTATGGTGACATGAAAGATGCGGCCCCACGCAGTATCAACGGTTATCCGAGCTTTTTCAGTATGGGAATGCTGAATAACGATGATGCAAAGCGCATCCACGCCCGTATTTTGGCAATCATGGAAATGTTGGGCGATTATACTCCGGAGGAACCTAATGGCGGATAAACTTACTCCTGAGCAATGGCGGGATATGAAACCGCCATTCTCATGGATGACCATTCATAATAAAGAATGGACCAATATGCATTTTGAAATTCTCGAAAAGCTTCTGTATTCTCGTACTTCAGGGTGGTGGTACAGTAGCAACGAGGGTGGTAACAAGTATCTGTATGTTTTCGAATTTGCAGCAGATATGGTTACGTTCAAGCTTCTACTTACCGCGGATCCCTTTGAACAGGATTCCGGAGAAATAATTGAGTAGCAGAATATTCAAAGTAAAACATAAAGAAATTGGTACATATTGGCAAGGATACGGGAGTAATTTCGCGTCAAAGGGAAAAGAATTTCCCTCTGCATTAATTGCAGCAAGGCAAATATCTATGGCTCGTATCCGCGCCATGCCATCGGGGCAGCAACTGTGGGACATAGTTGTTATCGAAGAAATATCCCCAGAATCATTTCAACCATTACAAATAATCCCCACTGAAGATGCCCTTGCAGTAATGTATGTGCATGACTTTATCCGTGACAAATACGGATATAGTTTTTTCTGCTTATGGCAAAAAGTAGTAACCAATAAAAAATACGACGGTGCCAAATATCTAGTTCACGTAAAACATAATTACGAAGACTTTAGAGAACGATTAAAAGGCTTGGGATATAGTTCTAGGCATTTCGCTAAAATAAAAGATTGGCTTATAATCTACGACGATGAAGTGGCTATGCGTATAAAGCTAATTGACGGATATGATCAATTCATAGTTCTTCAAGATATTTTGAATGGTATGAAATAAATTGCATTGCTGTATCGTTTCAGTACCATGGTGCCATAAACCCGAGTAACAATAACAAAACGGGAAAACACACTATGAAAATTATTGGACTTGTGGGCTTTAAAGGCTCAGGAAAAGATACAGCATCCCAACCTCTTCTAGAGTTGGAATATCAAAAGACATCATTCGCTGGAGTTCTCAAGGATTGCTGCGCAGCCATATTTGGCTGGGATCGAGACATGCTTGAGGGTCTCACAAACGAAAGTCGCCTCAAACGCGAAGAAACGGATTTATGGTGGGCAGAAAAGCTCAAGCGTCCTGGCTTCAGTCCTAGACGCGCATTTACATCTTTTGGTACCGACGTTGTTCGTACACACTTCGACACTAACATTTGGGTAATGGCCGTAGAGCGTCAAATTTTGAACACTGGCGGAGATTGGGTAATTACTGATTGCCGCTTCCCCAATGAAATCCAAATGATTAAAGACCTAGGTGGTACGGTCATTCGTGTAAAGCGTGGTCCAGAACCTGTTTGGTATAACGATGCGGTTACCGTAAATCGTGGAAGTCAAGAACCTGGTTATGATGGCGCCGCAGAACGATTAGAAGACACTGGGGTCCATATTAGTGAATGGGCCTGGGTGGGCAACGATCATATAGATGTTACAATTGAAAATGATCTCACAACCAAGGAATTGCATGAACGAGTTATGTCCCACGTCAATCGAACTTAACATATTCGATGGTAAGAATATCTGCATGAGTGGTGGTGCCAAAGGTGCTGACTTACAATGGGGAATGTGTGCTGGCAAAGCTGGCCACCAAGTTATCCATTGGAGTTTTGACGGTCATCGCACCAATGCACCAGAAGCGGAAGTAGTGCGAATTCCTGCCGAAACTTTGGCTATGGCTGATGAATATTTGGAAGTTGCCAACAAGACTTTGAAGCGGCATCTGTCCTACAATAAGCCATGGATTATTAATCTGTTGCGGCGCAACTACTTTCAGGTTGGTAATTCACAATCCTGTTATGCCGTATCTGGTATCAAGAACGGTATGGTAGAAGGTGGTACTGCTTGGGCAACCCAAATGTATTTGGACTTGCATAAGGATAAACCCGAATGCTATGTATTCTGCCAAATTACCAATCAATGGCACGCATACGTTGATAGTCAATGGGTCGTCATAGACACACCACCATCCCCTTCGGGTGTATGGGCGGGTATAGGTAGCAGGGATCTTACCAAAGCTGGCAAAGACGCTATCCGTAAGCTTATGGGTTATGTTGCTCCCGTAGTAAACAACTAAGTTAATTGCCATGTAGCACTGGATTCTCGAACTCCAGATAAATACTTTACAAAGTATTTTTGGAGGAATCCCACATGGCAACACTACTTAGTCCCGGCGTCGACGTCGAGATTACCGATGAAAGTTTCTACACTTCATCAGGCCCCGGTACCGTCCCTCTGATCGTTTTCGCAACTCAGTACAATAAAGCTTCTCCAACTGGCAGTGGTATTGCCCCGGGAACCGTTCCTGGTACTGAAGGCACGCTTTACAATATTACTAGCCAACGCGAACTGATTCAGACATTCGGCAATCCACACTTCGATTCAGTACAGGGCACAACTGTTGTTGGCTCTGAATTAAATGAATACGGTCTGCATGCGGCTTACCAATACCTCGGCATCAGCAGTAGCGTTTATGTTTTGCGCGCTGCTATCGATCTGGCTGCTCTGGAACCAGCAGAAACCGCACCGTTCGGTCCACCAGTAAACGGTACCGTATGGTTTGACACAACAGACACTCTCTTTGGTGCATTCCAAAGTTCAGGGGCGGCTACTGCCAACCCATTCGCATTAAAAAATGTATCAGTAATTAACTCACCAACTCTGTGTGACAGTAACAATGTTCCATTGTCAACTGTTGGAACAGCGGGTGATTTGGCAGTGGTTACTTACGTAGCACCTGTCGCAATGTA